AAACAGCCATGCCAAATCCTCCAAACAACATGACGCCAGCGGTGTTCAAGGCGCCGCGTGGCCGGAACGCTTTGAAGCCTCCTGCGGAGTTCGATGATGCAGCAAAGGCTGTTTGGGCGCGGGTTGTTTCCTCGCGGCCGGTTGAATTCTACGATCAAGCCGATGCCGACATGCTGCGGCGGTACTGTTTGCTAGAGGTGCGGCTGCGGGATCTTGAGCGGCGCATGGACGAAGATCCTGATGCTGTAAAGGACTTTATTCAGCTTACGCGCTTGCATATCGCGCTGGCGCGCGCGCTGCGAGTTTCCAAGCTCTCGGTGGTAAGCGGCGAAAGCGCGGTGAATAAGCGCCGTAGCCCGCACAGGGAATGGCTGCAGGAAGGCTGACACGATGGCCAAGGAGCGCAAGAGGCGCGGCCAGCCGCTAAAACCGTCCGAGCAAGTTGCGGCGTTCATCGAGGGCCATTGTGTGACACCAGAAGGCACGGCTGTAGGGAAGCCGTTCATTCTGCGGCCGTGGCAACGTGAGATCCTGCAGCAGTGCTACGACAGCCCAACGCGGCGCATGATCGTCACCATTCCGCGGAAGAACGGCAAGACAGGGTTGGCTGCTAGCCTGCTGCTAGCTCATCTGAGCGGGCCAGTTGCGGTGCGGAATAGCCAGATCTATTCGACTGCGATGAGCCGCGATCAGGCGGCGGTAATCTTTGGGCTGGCATCGAAGATGTGCAGAATGTCGCCTGAATTGTCGCAATGGGTAAACATCCGCGAGAGCGGGAAGGCGCTTGATGATCGCGAGACCGGGGTGAGCTATCGTGCGCTGTCGGCGGAGAGTTCGACGGCTTACGGGCTGTCGCCGATCATGACGTTTCATGACGAGCTCGGGCAGGTACGCGGGCCTGTCCATGAGCTTTATGACGCGATGGAAAGCGGTGCCGGCGCGCACCGAAGCCCGTTGTCGCTGATCATCTCGACGCAGGCGCCAAGCGATAACGACTTGTTGTCAGTGCTGATTGACGACGCCAAGCGCGGCGACAACCAGCAAAGCAAGCTGTTTTACCGCGCGGCGGAAGACGGAGATGACATTTTTGCGGAAGCTACATGGCGCAAGGCCAATCCTGCGCTTGGCGACTTCCTGCATTTGAGCGTGCTCGCTGAAGAGGCTGAGGTTGCAAAGCGGTTGCCGGCGCGCGCGGCGGCGTTCCAGAACCTGCGGCTTAATATGCGGGTGGAAGCAAAAGCGCGCTACATTGCGCAGACTATCTGGGCAATGAACAGCGGAAAAACAAACGAAAATATGCTCGAAGACGCCGTTTTGATCGTCGGTGGTCTTGATTTGAGCGCGCGGCAAGACCTGACAGCGCTTGTATTAGCGGCAGTGCAGAAGGACGGGACTGTTGCGATATTTCCGTATTTCTGGTTGCCAGAGGACGGCGTGTCAGAGCGCTCGCGGAAAGAGCACGTTCCCTATGACGAGTGGGCGAAGCGCGGTTTTGTTACCCTTTGCCCTGGGAAAACCGTCGATTATGAGTTTGTAGCGGCTAAAATTGGTCAATTGTGTGCCAATTTTGATATTTCCAAGATCGCTTATGACCGTTGGCGGATCGGAGATTTGAAGCGAGAGCTTGACCGCCATGAAATCAAGGTTGAGCTTGCGGAATTTGGCCAGGGCTTTAAGGACATGTCGCCAGCGCTCGAAGACATGGAAACGTTGCTTTTCGCTGGGAAAATCATGCACAATGACCATCCCGTGCTGTGTTATTGCGCAGAAAGCGCGGTTGTAGTAATGGACCCTGCGGGGAACCGGAAGCTTGACAAGGCACGCGCGACCGGGCGAATTGACGGGATGGTTGCGATGGCGATGGCAGTGCGGCTGACGACACAGCAGCCGGCGAAAAAGCGCAGCGTGTACTCCAGCCGGGGTATTTTGTTCGCATGAGCATGCTTGGGCGCTGGTTGTCGCGGATGACGGCGCCGGAACGGCCGTCCCGTCGTGGATTTTGGGGAATTTTCAATACTCCAGCCGGCGTTACAGTCTCTGAAGACGCCGCGTTGACGTATTCGGCGGTGTGGGCGTGCGTGCGGTACATCACCGACTCGGTAGCGCAACTGCCGTGGCAGGTGCGGCGGAGGACGGATGCCGGGAGTGAATTGTTTGAAGTGCATCCGGTCTACCGGCTATTGCACGATCGACCGGCGCCTGAGGTATCGCCGTTCAGTTTCAAGCAATTTTTGCTGCAATCTGCCCTGCTGTGGGGCAATGGTTATGCCGAGATCGCCCGAGACCAAGCGGACCGCCCGGCAATGCTATTCCCGATCGCGCCTGACAGGGTAACGGTAGATCGTCTAGAGGGGGAATTGATCTATCGTATCAGCGCAATCGGATCAGCGGCTGAGGAAGTTGTCTTGCCGGCGCGCGACGTGTTCCACCTGATCGGCCCGTATTCGCTTGATGGCGGAATTACGGGCCTTTCGCCAGTTGCGTATGCGGCAAAATCGATCGGCCTTGGCTTGGCAATGGAACGGTTTGGCTCAACATTTTTTGGCAATGGCGCGCATCCGGGCGGAGTGCTGCAACACCCAGGCGTTCTTGACGACCAAGCGCGCGAACAGCTGCGGGAAAGCCTGCGCAGCCGCTATGCGGGGCCAAATGCCAATACCACGATGATCCTTGAAGAGGGGATGACGTGGCACCAGGCAACAATCCCGCCGGAAGATGCGCAATTCTTAGAAAGTCGGCAATTCTCAGTTATTGAAATGTGCCGGTGGTTTGGCGTCCCGCCGCATAAGATCGCAGACCTCACGAATGCTACGTACAGTAATATTGAACACCAAGCCATCGAGGTTGTTACCGATACTCTGATGCCGTGGGTGTTACGGCTAGAGCAAGAGGCCGATTACAAGCTTTTAACGCTACGCGATCGTGGCGTATACACAAAAATAAACGTCGGCGGTCTGTTGCGCGGAGACAGCACCGCAAGGGCGAACTACTATCGGGCGATGTTCTCCATGGGGGCCATGTCGCCAAATGACATCCGCCGACTTGAGGATATGAACGACATTGATGCCGGCGATCAATACCTAGTACAGGTTAACTTGACGACGCTGCAAGATGTTGTCAATGTACAACCATCGGCAGGATTGGATGGCGATGACGAAACTGCACCTGTATCAGGAGATCGGCCGGAACCCATGGACGGGTGATGGCTTCGCGTCTGCTGATATGGCGGATTTTTTGGCCAAATTGCCGCCGAAAGAGCCGATCGAGATGTTTGTTGATAGTCCCGGAGGCGCCGCGTTCGATGGGATTGCTATTTACAACCAGCTTGTGCGCCATCGAGGGCCAGTGACGGCGACAATCGACGGGCTGGCCGCATCGGCCGCATCTCTTGTCGTAATGGCGGCAGAAACTGTGACCATGAGCAGCGGCTCGTTTCTGATGTTGCATAATCCATGGGGCTTCGTGGTTGGCGACGCGCGCGATATGCGAGCTACTGCAGATCAGCTAGACGGAATTCGGAAGTCGTATCTTGATGTCTACTCGCAGCGCTCCGGCCGTAATGCCGATGAGATCGCCGCGCTCATGGATGCCGAGACGTGGCTTGACGCGGCCGGCGCCGTTGCAGCCGGGTTTGCTGAAAGTGCGGATGAGGCGCGAAGGGCCGATGCGTTCGCGCGTGTCGCCCCGTTTGGATATCGTGCGGTGCCTGATGAGATCGCCAAGGCGCCCGTGCGTGCACGATCGGCGAGCAATCGCCATCTGCAAAATTTGGCGATCGTCAAGACGCGGCTTGCCGCGATGAGAAGGACCTGACGATGAGCAAGAAGCTCGACACCAAGGAGCCGGCACCGGTGCCGGGCGTCAATCTCGTTGACTACGGCGCGCGCATGGCGACGTTGGCCGAAGAAATGGAGGCAATTCACGCGAAGGTCCGCGGCGAAGAGCGCGACTTTAGCGACGATGAGGCGAAACGGCTTGATGAGCTTCGCGCGGAGTTCGACCGCATCGAGGCCGACAAGGAACGCGTCGATGCCATCGCTGCACGTGCCGAGCGCGTCGCGCAGGTCTATCGGCAGACGGACCCTGAGCAACCGGCAAAGCAGACTGTGCGTGTCCCGGCGGCAGCGCGCGACGCTTCCGAGAGTGGCCGGCATGGCTTCCGGGCGTTCGGGGAGTTCGCGCGATCTGTCATCCGGGCCAGTTCGAAAGAGAACCCGGTCGTTGACCCGCGGTTGAACTTTCGCGCGGCGACCTACGTCAACGAGGGCGTCGGCACCGAGGGTGGGTTCCTTGTCCCGCCGGATTTCCGCGCGCGGCTCACCGAGCTGGTGATGGGCGAAGACAGCCTGCTTGCTCGCACCGATCAGCAGACGGCCAGCGGGAACACATGGACAGCCCCGGCTGATGAAGCGACGCCGTGGGGCACCAGCGGCATTCAGGCCTACTGGGATGGCGAGGGCGACCAGCTGACCGCGAGCAAGCCGGCGTTCAACCAGCTTTCGCTGCGGCTCAACCGGTTGACGGCGCTCGTCAAGGTCTCCGATGAGATGCTCGAAGACGCGCCTGGCCTTGAGAGCTACCTGATGAGCAAGGCGCCGGCCGTGATCAACTTCAAGGTCAATCACGCGCTGATCAACGGCACCGGTGCCGGCCAGCCGCTCGGCATTCTCAAAGCTCCGTGTCTGGTGACGGTGGCCAAAGAGACGTCGCAGGCGAACTACACGGTCCGGGCGAAAAACATCATGGATATGTGGGCGCGGCTCTATGCCCCATATCGTGCCGGCGCCGTGTGGCTGATCAATCAAGACCTCGAGGCGGCCCTGCCGTTCATGGGCGCGTTGGTCACTACGCCCGACGGCACGACCGCTGCCGGCGGAGCCGGCCTCGTCTACATGCCTCCTGGCGGGCTGAGCGGCGCGCAGTACGGCACTATCTTGGGCCGGCCGGTGATCCCGACTGAGGCGTGTTCTTCGATCGGTGTGCTTGGCGACGTCATCCTTGCGGCGCTCCCGCAGTACCTGACCGTCACCAAGGCCGGCGCCTCGATCCGTACCGATATCAGCATGCACCTGTACTTCGACTATGCGCTGATGGCGTTCCGGTTCATCTTCCGGCTTGCTGGCCAGCCGTGGCTGTCGGCGCCGATCGCTCGCGCCAGCGGCAGCAATACGCTGTCGAGCTTCGTCACCCTCGCGGCCCGCTCGTAACGGCGGATGAGAAGGAGCACGTAAATGAGCAACTTTGAAGACTTCCGTGTCGTTACCGGCTTGGCGCCGATTACGCCGTCCACATCGACGCCGGATTACGTCAGCATGAAGGGCTACGGCCGGTGTTCGGTGATCATCATTGCCGACAATGCCACGACCGTCACCGGATCGGCGATCACGCTGAAGCAAGCGACGGCAGTCGCTGGCACGAGTGAAAAGGAATTGGCGTTTGCAACCATGCATGCGAACACCGATACCGCAGCCGCCGATACGATGGTCGATACGGACGTGACGTCGAACACCTTCACGACCGATGCTACGAACAACAAGAACCTGCTCTATCGCATCGAAGTCAAGGCCGAAGACCTCGACGTTGCCAACGGCTTCGATTGCATCCGCGCTGGCACCGCGGACGCGACGGCAACCGTGCTTTCAGTGATCTACATCCTCTGGGAGCCGCGCTATGCCAAGGTTACGCCGACTTCTGCGATCACTGACTGACGTGGCGTGAACAATAGGGCAGCGTCTTAACCGGCGCTGCCCATTGTCTCAAAGGTGATGCCGTGCAGCCGCACTATGAGAGCGCAATGCCGGGGGCGGTTTTCACGCTGATCACAGCGCCGGCGGCGGAGCCTATCACGGCCGCCGCGCTTAAGCTGCGTCTCGGCATCGATGCGTCTGACGCGGCCGATGATGCATGGATCGCAGTAGTCATCAACGCGGCGCGACAGAAAATCGAAGCATTCACCGGTCGCGCGCTGATCACGCAGACGTGGGAATTGCGGCTGCCGGATTGGCCTGCAATGCGCCGCGTTGATTTGCTTAAGCCTCCTCTTCAGTCGATTACGAGCGTCAAATACACGACTGGCGCTGTAGAATTAACGCTGGCTGCCACGAATTACGAGATTGACGCCGCGTCCGAGCCGGGCGCGCTGGTGTTCGATGCTGACGCGGCGTTGCCTGCCGTTGATGACCTCCCCGCCGCGGTCAAGATCCGCTACGTCTGCGGCTACGGCGCCACAGGCGCGAGCGTGCCTGGCGGGTTGATTGTTGCGGTCACGAAAGCGGCAGAATTACTGTATTCCGGTTGTGAAATTGCGATGGCGGGACATACTTGCGCCGCGGCGGCAGCTGCGTGGCCATATCGGGTGCTGAGGATCTAATGCCGTTCGTCGAGCCGAAATGCGGCGAATTGCGATGGCCGATCGCGTTGCAAGCGGTGACGAACGCTGCGACGTCTGCCGGCGGTATGAGCGCTACCTATTCGACGGTGGCGACAGTCAAAGCCCGGGTTAAGCCGTTGTTTGGCGCGCGGAATATTGCAGGAAAGCAGACAGAACAACGCGTCACGGATGTATTTACGATCCGCTATAGGTCGCCGGCTACATGGCGCTACATCCTGTTCGGGGGCCGGCGGTATCGGGTGCACCATACGATGGCGCAGGGAGCGCGGCGGGAGTGGCTGGAAATCATGGCAGAGGATCTTGGCGATGGAAGCTGAGATTGATGCGGCAGATTTCATCGAGCGGTTCTCGCGCGCGTTGCTGCGCATGCCGAAAACAGCGCGCCGCGAAATGTCTTTGGCGTTGCGCGCGGCTGCGCAAGATGTAGCAAAAGGCGCCCGTTCGCTGCTGCGGGCCGGCAGTTCTCCGTCGGCGCCTGGCCAGCCTCCAGGGCGCCGCACCGGGGCGCTGTCGCGGTCGATCCGTACCCGACTGAGCAGGCGCGGATTTACTGCATACGCGTTCGCCGCATACGGGAAATCGCGAAAAGAGGGGCAGTATTACGCGCTGTTCTTGGAAGAAGGCACGGCGCCGCGGTTTACGCGCCGTCGGGGACCGCGAGGCCGGCTTGAGTCCAGGCCGTTTTTGACGCGGGCGCTTGCTGATGCGCAACCGCAGATCTCGTCGCGGATTGAAGCTGCGATCGCGGCGATTTTGCGTGAGGAGGGCGCGTGAAAACGAAGACGATCATCGACCGGTTAAAGGCTCAATGCACGTCGCTTGGTGGCCGTGTCGCAGGGGCGGCGGCCTTGGCGCAAGCGATGGAATATGCAGCGGATTGGACAGTTCCGGCAGCGTTCGTTGTGCCGTTGTCTGAAGAAACGGCGCCGAACGCACTGGTAGGCGATACCCAGGCGCAAAATGTCGTCATCGAGTTCGGCGTTGCCGCGCTGGTGTCAAATGCTAGCGACGAGCCAGGATTTACAGCGGCTGAAGCTGTGGTTGATTTGTTTGCGGAGGTTCGCGCGGCGCTCTGTGGCTGGCCCGATGATGGCAGCATGGCGCCGATCAATTACGTTAGCGGGCAACTTGGTGATTTCGACCGGGCGCGGCTCTGGTGGGAATGGCGTTTCTCGACTGAGGAACTGCGAGTAGAAGGATAATCGACATGACGACACCGGCAGTAGGCGCCAACCTCACGGCGCTTGGGCAGTTTGAAACGACGTGGGGCACTCGCGCGACGGGAAACTATCTCACGTTTCGCGCGTACAGCTTCAGCGGGTTTGCTGGGTCGCAGCCGCTGGCGACGGAACCGCTACTCGGGGCAGGGCGCGAACCATCGACGCCATACCTTCAGCCGTTCGACGTGGCGCCATCGGCGGTTGTCCCCGTCGATTTCCGGCTATTCCCGTATCATCTGAAAAGCCTGCTTGGTGCGTCTCAATCGGCCGTCCAAGTCGGCAGCCGCGGCTATATCGAGTTCACCGCGCAGCCGACCGCTGCGCAGTACATCACGATCAACGGCCAGAATTGGACATTCCGGGCTAGCGGCGCGACAGGGCCGGAGACCAATATCGCAGGCAGTCTGCAAGCGACGATTGATGCGCTCGTGACCGATCTGAACGCGTCGGTGGATAGCGATATCACGCCGATGACCTATTCGCGGCTCGGCAACCGACTGATCATTCAGCACGATACGGCTTCGAGCGCTGGTGACACGGTGGCCATTTCGGCCGGCACGACGACGGCGCGGGCAAGCAAAGCCACGCTGTACGGCGGCGGTCAATATCGACACGAGTTCCGGTCGGGCACGACGTCGTTGTTGCCGTCGATGACGTTTGAGATCGACAGTCCTGCGCTTGCCGGCGGCAATCGTTACCTGATCACCGAGGGCGTGACGTGGGGGTCGTGCGAGATCAACATGACCCGCTCTGAGCCTCCGCGCGCGACGTTCAACGGCCGTGCCGAGACCGCGGCGCTTGAAGCGTCATCGATCGGCGGTACAGCGACCGTGCCGACTGTCGAGTTGTTCAGCAGCTTCGAGTCGCAACTGCTGATCAACGATATCGCGGCTGATCAAGTATGGGCAGCGCGGTTGAACTACGACAATGGCTTGTTGGTCAACGAGTTATTGACCGACAATGGGTTGATCGGCGGTATTCTCCCTGGGCAGATCGCGTTGAATGTTGAGGTCTCCGCGCGGTTTGCCGACCATCTGTTGCATCAGCAGCAGGCGGCAGGGAATACGGTCACCATGCGCTTCGGCTATCTCGACAAGACCAGCGGCACGGAAGTTGTTTTCGTGCTTGAGAAGCTGCACCTGCCGAAGCCGGCTATCGACTTCGCGACCTCTGGCTTTACCGATGTTGTTTACGGCACATTCGGCGACAAGGGGACATCGCCTGCGCGGTCAATGACAGTGTACGTGTACAACGACGTGGCCAGCTATGCTTAAGCTCGGCAATCGTGATGCCGTGTGGCTTGATCTTGGCCACGGGGTCAAAGTCAAGACGCGAACGCCGACTGTCGGGCGCATGTTCCGCATGCGCGAACAGATGGCTGCCGCCGTCAAAGACGCCTCTGATGCCCGCTCGCGGATGCGGGCAATGGGCGCGCCGATCGCGGATGATGAAATCCCGAGCGTCGAAGAATTGCTGATTGTCAGTTTCGCACGCGATCTGATCGATGATTGGCAAGGTGTCGGCGACGGCGCTGGCGGCCCGGCACCGTGCACGCAGGAAAACCGAGTGATGTTTGCTGAGCATCCTTACTTCGGGATGCTCTGGTGGGCCAAGGTGCAAGGGCCGTTGGTGGAGTTGCTTGCCGAGGGGGAAGGATCAGCCGCCGCGCCAAATGGTTTTTCGGCGGCGGCGGCGACTTCTGCCGGCGATGCGCAGACGCAGGCGTCTGCAGCGTAGAAGCGGCCGGCGGACAATGCGAAGGCAAGGCGGTGACAATGTACACCGAAATTGGCGAGGCCGCATGGACAGTCCTGACTACTGGCGGAGGGCAATGGCAGCGCTCCGGCATGAGTGGCCAGATCTGCGGCCTTGATCTTAGGGCGTGCCTCGCGAGGCCTTCCGTTGCTGCGTTTGATGAGGAGGCGCTAGAGTTCCTGCTTCTTCGCGGCGAGGTAGCGGCGCTGAAAGAATTTTCCGCCAAGGCTATGCGGGGACGTCATGGCTAGCCAATCGTCCTATTCAGTATCGATTCGGTGGAAAGACTATGCGCAGTTTAAGCGCGAACTTGACGCGCTAGGGCCGGCCGGCGAAAAAGCATTGCAGCGCCTGGAAAAGGCGACGAAGCCGCCGACGGCAGGCATGCGCGCGATGCGCGAAGCGACGACTGCGGCAAAAGAAGGGATCGCAGGCTTTGCTGATCAGCTTGGGCCTGTCGGCGGCATCTTAACCGCGCTAGGGCCGGCTGGTGTCGCGGCTGCGGCTGGGATTGGCGTCTTAACGGCGGGCCTTGCCCTGCTCTATCGTGCTGCCGGCGACGCAATCGAGACGTTCGGCACACTGACTGATCAGGCGGCGCAACTCGGCATCGCGTTCGACCGCTTCCAGGCCTTGCAGTACGGCTTCGCGGCCGTGGGCGTCGAGGCCGATCAACTGACGCGCGGTCTGACCAAGTTCAATGACGCCATCGGGCAGATGCTGGCCAAGGGCGAGGACGCGCCCAAGGAACTGCAGATCGCGTTCGCCCGGCTTGGCATCAGCGTCAAGGATCTGCAGGGCATCGGCGGCGACACCTATCAGGCGCTGCTCTTGGTCGCGGACGGCATGGCCAAGCTTGGCACGCGGGCGGAGCAGACGACCGTTGCCGGCGATCTGTTCGGCATCAAAAACGCCAAGCTCATTGACGAGCTGGTCAAGGGCCGTGGCGTCATCGAGGACTATTCGGCAGCGGCTGCACGTTCAGGGGCCATCCTGAGCGCGGACGTTGCCACGGCGGCGGACGCTGCTGGCGATCGCCTGGCACAACTCACGCTGGCGATGAACACGCAGTGGGCTGAGCTATCGGCACGGCTGATCCCGGCGCATGTGGCGCTTGCCGAGGCAAAACTGGGCGTGGTCCAGGGCGCTAACGCCATGGTCGACGCGTTCTCGCGGCTTGACGGGTGGCTGGTGTCTGCGCTGGCGCGGGTCCATCCGTTGACGGCCGGCCTTGGCGCTCTCGCTGCGGTCATGCGGCAGGTGGCGGGCGCCGCGCCATCGGTCGGCAAGATCGAGGAGCGGGCGCAATCCTCCGATCTCGACAAGCTCCTTTCGTCCACTGATCTTGAGATTGCGCGGTCGAAGGGCCGCGATCTGGCGCGGGCGCCGAAGTTCGAGCTGCCGGAACACCTGAAGTCGAAGAAGGGCGGCCGGTCTGCATCAGAGCGCGAGGCCGATCGGCTGGCCAAAGAGATTGAGCGCGCGACGGAGCGCGACGCGAAGATAGTCGATGAGTTACAGCGGTCGTTGCAGAATTTCTCGGACGATCGCGCGCAGTTCATTGACAGGGCAACGTCTCGGCTTTCCGAGCACGCGTCTGCCGAGACCGTGGCCAAGGTCAAGGATCTGGCAGCGGCTACTTACGACCTGGCGCAGGCCGAACGGGTGGCAGAAAAGGCCGCGGCAGAAAAGGAGCAAAGAAAACAGGAAGGCATCCGCATCCGCCAATCACTCCTGACGGTGGATGAAGCGCACGCGGAAAGCTTGAAATATTTAGCCCAGCTATACGAAGAAAGCGCGATTGATGCCGAGACATACGGCCGCGCGACAAAGCAGGCGCATGAGGACGCGGCAGACGCCGCGCGGCGCCAACTTGACGACAGCCGGGAATTCACTGACGGGCTGCGGCGCGGCATCACGGACTGGGCGGGCGAAGCGACGAACGCGGCGGCGATCGCCGAAAACGCGTTTCAGTCCGCAGCGGACGGCATGACCGATGCGCTTACTGAGTTCATCATGACGGGCAAGGCGGACTTTGCATCTTTCGCCACGGCGCTGGTAGCGGAGATCAATAGGGTTATCATCCGCATGACGATCGCGCTCGCGCTCCAGAAAGCAATGGGCTTGGCGGCCGGAGGCTTTGCCGGCACCGGTGCCAGCGGCGGGGCCACGACCGGATCCACGACCATCTCGGGCGGCGGCGGCGGGGTCTATTCGAGCCAGACTTACCACGGGGGCGGCATTGTCGGTATTGATGGCGGGCCGTCGCGGCTGGTGTCTATGACCGGCGCCCCGCGGCTGCATGGAGGTCTGATGCCCGGCGAGTTCCCGGCGGTACTGCAGCGCGGCGAGGGAGTCTTCACGCCTGCCCAGATGCGCGCCATGGCGTCGCCTGTCAACGTGACGGTCAACAATACGTCGCGAGCATCGGTTGACGTGCGGCAGTCCGCCGATGGCG